TCGACATCAAGACTGGTGAGGCATGTGGTCGCTCTGGGTCAGAGAAAGGCTCACGCCCCTACCCTGCTTGTCGTCCCGCTGCGGTAGCTTCTAAGCTGTCGTCCTCTGAGAAAACTGCTATGAAACGCAAGAAGAGTGGCCCTAAGATGGAGAAGTGGCCTGTTACTGCTTCTGGTAAACGGAGGGCTAAGACAAAGTAATGCCTATGACGACACAGAATACCCGTCAACTCACAAGGAAAAAGGTTATGCCTCTCAAGAAAGGTTCTAGCCAAAAGACTATCAGTGCCAACATCAAGACCGAGATGAAGGCAGGTAAACCCCAGAAGCAGGCCGTAGCGATTGCTCTTAGCTCTGCTCGTAAACCGAAACCAAAGAAGAAAAGCTGGTAACGTAACATGTCTAAATCAGCTAAACATTACCTCCCCAGTGGTAAACTCTATACTGGGCCTACCCACAAGATGAATGGTGAGCTTCACACAGGGGCCACCCATACGGCTAAAAGCCAAAAGCTAAGCCACAACTCTAAGAAACCAACGAATAAAGGTAAGTAAACTATGATGATGGGAATGAAAGCTAAAGGCGCTGCTAAAGGCAAAGCTGGTGGTGGTGCTAAAGCTTCGGCTACGGTGACCATGAAGAAGGCTAAACCTGCCGCTAAGAAGGCTAAGTCTTACGGCAAGTAACCTAGAAGGGGTTATAAAATGAAGAAACCAGTTCGTAAAGCTGGGGCCATGGGCAATGATAGCTCCATGAAGAAGAAGGCTATCCTTGGTGCCGCTAATCGTCTCATCGACATTTCGGATAATCCTAAGTCAGCCGCAGCACGGCCAAAGGGTACACGTCCTGCCGCTCCTTGGGCTATCAAAGCGGGCGCTGACATGAGTATTCGGGAGATGGGCGAGAAACTTAACGCTCTGAACAAGAAGCGCAAGAAGCCGTAATCTACGACACATATAGAATGACTTAAGGGGAGCCGTTAAGCTCCCCTTTTGTTTTACTTGCCATCAAGTTCTTGGATCAGACGCTCTAGGTACCACACGGCCTTCTTGAGGTCTTCTACTGGCTTACCCTTGTGACGCCAACGGTGCATATACTTCTTAGCATTTCCCTCAAGATATCCCGTGAAGGCTTCCCATGGGAGATTGTCTTTAAGGTATACGATACATTCGATGTTGCCTACGTTGTAGTGAGCAGGCTTCTCTACCATGTCTTCGCTAACGATTCCTTTGTCGTTAATCGCATAGTCAACTTCCCATTTAGCCATTACAGATTCTCCTTGTAGAAAGCTTCCAACCACTGCTTACATAGGTCTGAACGTACCACGTCGTCAATACCAAATTCAACGACACAGGCTTCAATGCTGTACTTCTTAGCCAAGTGTATCGCTTTAGACAACCCTGACTGTTCCTTGATGTCGCTCTGTCGGATATCTCCGTTCATAACCAAGGTGCAGTTATCCCCAATGCGGGTCACTAACATCTTGAACTGAGCGATATCTAGGTTCTGACATTCATCTGCTAGGACAAACGCATCCTTGAAGGATGATCCTCGCATGTACTCCAATGGGGCCATCTGAATGTTACCGTTCTTGATCCCAGTCTCAACGACACCCTTACCCAACTGCTCCTCTAGGACCGACAGAACAGGTGAGAGCCACGGGCCAAACTTCTCCCCAATGTCACCCGGAAGGGCACCCAAGGACTTACCGACAGATACAGCAGGTCTAGTGATAATGATCTTGTCGATCTTACGCATCACGTAGAGGTTAGCTGCGTAGGTAGCTGCGATGTAGGTCTTACCCGTACCGCTAGGACCGAGAACGATTACCTGTCGGTTAGTCTTAAGGGCATCAATGTAGAGCTTCTGATTGTCGTTAAGAGGCACAAGCGAAGCTGTCCTTGCAGTAGCTTCCTCTGGCGCACCCTTATACTTGGTCGTCCGCTTACCCCGTGGCTTCTCTAACATAGGCTTAATCCAACTTGATGATTTTGTACACGACAAAGGCTAGCATCGCCAGCATAACGTAGTCAATGAAAGGGTAGAGAGCAGGCATCTTAGTTCTCCTTTTAGCCCGTAGGGCGTCACACTTTGTGCTCGTGTTAATAAAGAGCAGTTTTCTTAACATCATGCTCAGGATGTGTTAACACTAGCTTAGGTAAGGTCTACGATCTCACAGACACCAGAGGAACAAGCAAACGTCTGGGCACTCTTGGTCATGTCTTCCTTCTCGTAGTCACTGAGCTTCGTCCAGTCAATACGTTCAGGCATCAGGGCAAGAGCGTCAAGGTATTCACGTTCACTACAGTCTTGGTAGGGAGCCTGCTGGTAGGTGTGATCTGAGTGTGGCAAAAATGATACACCAGAGACTTCATCGAAGTGTTTGTACACCCAAGCACCAACCTCCATCCATTCCTTGTCACGAACGGTAACCGTGACGGAAGGCTTATGCTCACACCAGTGACGTTGATAGACCAACCACAACTCAAGCTGTTCCAAGGCAGTCATGTCGTTCCGAGTGATAGCCCCTTCGGGAGACTTCTGTGGGAAGCTAAAGACAGTAGTGCTATCCGGCTTCATCACGTCAGGCTCGTTAGGGATACCCTGATCCTTCATAAACTGGGTCAGAGGGTCTTTGTTATCGCCCCTAACAGTACGAATGTAATAAGCACTGTGGCGAGCGTGGATGCCAGAAGCACTATCCACAAGTTGCGAAACTGTTCCACTCGGCTTGACGCAAGTAATAGCAGCAGACACAGGAATAGATAGACGCTCAGCCCACTCAGCGTTAGTAGTAACAGCGACATTCTTGAGGTGCTCCAAGATGTTTGCAAGATCAGCACCACCAGACAGCATTTTGTGGTCCATGATGCCAGTCAACGACACGCCTAGCAGTCTTTCTTACTCAGTATTCCGCTGCCAGATTTTCCGCAGATATGGAAAGTGTGTGTACGTGCTTTGGATAGTACCCAAAATAGTGGCAAGACGGACTTTCCGTTCGAGGTCTTTGAGTGTGTCTGTCGCTCGTACCACCACTTCTGTAAGGTTGCAAAACTGGTAGGGTCTAAGGATGATCTCAGAGCATGGGTTAGTTCCAAAGTCCCAAGAATCATTTCGTCGTCCATTCTTTGCAGCCTGCTTCTTGGATGCCTGACGCGAGAAGATACCACGCTCACCAGACTTGGATTCGACCAGAGAGAGCCACTCACGCATGAAGGTTTCCATGTCGGGCTTCTCAGTGTACGACACAGAGTTATTGGCTAGTGCTCGTTGAGGGTTCTTCTCCCACCACTGGCCACTCTTAGCGTGACGCATACGGTCGTCCGAGAGGTTCGACAGAGAAATCATAGCAGAGCGTCGGACACCCCCTACGACAACAACCTCACCGATCTTACACATCAGGTCGTGACATTCGATAGACGACAGCTTACGCCCCTGTGCTTCCTTGAAGAGGGCCACAGTGAAGCGGAAGAGGTCTTCCAACGGCGCAGGTCCAGATGCACGACCACCAAAGGTCTTGAGCTTAGCACCAGCAGGGCGAACCTTCGAGGTATCCCACGTAGGGATTTCCCCTGCGTACAACATAGCCACAAGCTTACGAAGGGACTTAGCCCATCCCTCTTTGCTGTCGTGAACAACGATAGTGTCTTCACTGTCGAAGAGCTTCTCAGGAACCTCAGGGAGCTTCGAGACGTATTGACGCTCCACGGAGAAGCCTACGCCAGTGCCACAGAGCAAGATGAACATAGCCTCGTCGAAGGACTTAGGATCATCGACAGGAAGGTAAGAGCAGTTGTAGCCTGCGGTGTTGTCACGCTCCAAGGCAGGACCAGCAGTCATCATAGCCCGCATCGAAGGCATAATCTCAAGACCAAGGATAGCCTCTTCGATTTCGTCCAGTACGATCTCGTCACGGGTTTTCTTAACGACAACATTAGTCATGTAGCGAGAGACAGTCTCAGCCCAAGTCTCACGACGGTTCTCTTCCTCAAGCCAACGTGCGTAGCGAGAGGTGTGAATGAAGGCTTGGTAGTCGGTAGGCAGGTAGTTATTCATCAGCGGTTGTCCCCATTTCCCTTGATTACCCCTCGGTTCTTACGGTCTGCAAGCTTCTCAAGGTTCATATCAGCAATTTCAGCAAGGTCGTAGCCAAGGTCTTCTGCGAGGTTAGCGATATACCAGAGTACATCACCTAGCTCCTTAGCCACTTCTTTGTCGTTCAGTACGCCATCACGCATGAACTTCTTGATCTTCTCTGCTACCTCACCAGCTTCACCGCACAGGCCCAGCGTAGGGTAGGTGATACGATCTGTGTAGATAGCGGTACGACGAGCAGCCTTCTGGTAGACATTGAACGTAAGCTCACTCCTACGCTTTTCATCCAAGAAGGCTTCGATATCCTCTCCACTAATCATTCCTCTGTCCTCTTCCATTCTTCGAGTTCTGCGTCAAGGTTGAAGTAGTCGTCTAAGTCAATGTACCCGTTGTCGATCAGGAATTGAAGGACGACATACTCGGATATATCGTTCTGCTCCATGAGTAAGGCAAGCCCAAAGTTTTCCATCAGGGCTAAGATTTTACTCTCCAAGTCAAACATTACGAGTACTCTCTCTTCATAGTCTCAATGCTGATCCACTGGAAATCATAGATGCCATTGTCTACGTTACGACAGATAGCCACCCCAGCAGTCCAGAACGAGTTGATGTCCCCTGCCCATGGGCTACGATAGTCTTGGTAAACCCCAGCTACCAGACCCATCCTCACACGTCCACTACTATCACGGTTCACATGGTAGTCGAACAGAT